TATTAGTTGTCATTATTGTTCAGCATACATTGTTATTTGAATAGCCAATGGATCATTTTCATCTATAGTCAATATCCGATTTCGGAGAGGTAATATGATGTCTTTTTCTGAAGGAATATTGACAGTGAACACATCCGTATCATAATACCGATTTACTGGAGTACCAGTTGATGACACAAACGAATTTAGATATAGGGCTCCTGTTTCATAATCAATAGTTCCTGCATCTGTATTCAATATCACTTTTGTCCCGTCAGATTTGAAATAATATGATCTAATTGTACCAACTTTTGCTTCTAATCGTGCAATAGCTGTTGCACCTGATCCAGATCCATTAGGAGTAATTGTAATATTAGCATAAGTGTAGTTGATACCTCTATTAGTGACAGAAATTTTAGTGATTATTCCAGCATTAACTACTGCTTCGGCTATTGCGTCTGTGCCATCACCCGTGATTGTTATAGTGGGTGATGAAAAATAACCAGATCCACCATTCAATACTGTAATTTCATCAATACCAGTTGCTGATCGAGGAGTTTCTTCGAAGAATATATTTCTTGAAATTCCATTGACATCAAAAGTTTGGATTTCAGGTGTTGTATATAGTCTATTATTATAATCGCTCTTTTGCAGAGGCAGATTAAAATTGATATCATATGTACTATTTCTTAATATCAAAGGCACTCGCTTCTGAACATAGATAGTCAGATCACTGCCTGTAATAGACTTTTCAGAATTTTCAATATATGCTTGAAGCTTAGATTTTCTAAACGATGCTGTAAATTTATTTAATTCAGCATCTACATAGTCGGATATCGAAGCTTTAACATAAGTCAATATTTCATTTGCAGACAGGGATGTTAATGTGCTGTTATAGTTGACTTGGCCTTTTACAAGAATATATGTGTAATCAGGATCTACAATTTCTGGTGTTACAGTTAATACATTTCTTCTCTTGACGATATCAGTCTTGATCTGATCTTTTTCATAATTAGTTAGTTTATAGTTACCTTTTGTTTTAAATGACATATAAACTTTACCATAAACAACAGGAATGTTATCTTCTCCTCCCCATACAGAAACAGCATCGATATTGTTATAATCTTTGATTAAAATTGTTTCATAATCTTTTATTGTTACTGCACGATTCTGTGTTGTATAGAAATATGGTGCTCTATGCTTGACCTGATTGATCGTCTCTTTATCTGTGCCACCATAAGATGAATTTGCAGCCGTAATGCTAACATTATTTTTATATAATCCAGCGATAGTATCAGACAAATAAAACTTAGAAATATTATTTGCTATTGAACCTACTGTATCAAGATAGTTACATATGATAATATTCCCGTCCTTAGGCTTTTTACCTATAACATCATCACCGAAATAGAATGTATATGTGAGATCATCAGACTCTTCTAGAAAATATGCAGCAGTATTGCTTTTTAGCTCTGTGATATCTTCTGCAAGATTATATTCAATCGTTGTCGTGTTTGATGATGATTCCTGGACAGTAATAGTTATTGTATCTGTATCAACATTAGCAGATGGTATAGTAAATCTTCGCGAAGTATTTGTTGGATCCATTAAATACTGAATAGTAGTGATTTCACCTTGTCTTAGATATGTATTACTAAAACTAAATGATCCTGAATCTTTGACGGCCGTATTTGAATTTATAGCTATAAATTGATAATTTATACCGTCGATATCTTGCCCAAGAAACTTAGTAAATTTATCAAGTGTTATGACATTTGTTACTTGATCCTCTGTTAATGTAGGAGTAACAAGAATATTTGCTTTGACAAGAGCGCCTTTCTGACTCCGAGGTACATAGTTCAGATTCTTAGCATGTGACAATACAGAAGCTCTTAACTGTGCTGTATCAAGAAACATTTCATTTCCGACCATATTAAGATAATATCCCATATAATGCGTATTATATGATAGAACATCAAGAAGAACAGCCAGTCCGCTACCTTCAAAGTCGAAGTCTTGAAATTGACTCTGACTTTGCATAAATGACTTAAGATTATTCCTAATACTTAAGAAGTCTAGCTCGGTAACTCGGAGTGAAGTATTTGCTGTTGACATTTTATCGAATTCTCTCTAAGAAAAGTTTTATGGTTACTGGCTGACTTCTGTTTAATATGATATATGATATAATCACATCAAATCCATTATTATCTATTGAAACTGATACATCAACATTTGTGAGACTAACCCGAGGTTCATAATTGATAATGACCTCTTTTATAAAATTAATAAGTGTAGTAGCTGTCATTGGATTGATATTATCAAATAATACTTTTCGGACATTTGATCCTAAAAATGATCTAAAAGGCCTTTCATAATGATTAGTCAATATAAGATTGCGGACAGAGCGTTTAATAGCATCCTCTCCCGTCTTTCTTACCACATCCTTTGTTGTAGGATGCGCTATGAAATCTAAATCAAGATCGCTATAATCAGGTTTTCTTGCTACTGTTTGTACCATAATTGTATTTATATGCTATCTGTTAAGCGTGGCCAATTCCACCTTGGCCCTGCGGTTTAGTAACTGGTGGCGCTGCTTGTTTTAGTTTTTCTTTTACATCATCTACGTCAATAGGATCATCTGTCGTTCCTGCTGCACCGTTCAGATTGATTGCGGCACCATTCAATTCAACAGATCCTCCTTGTCCTGTCACATAATTAAGGCCGGCTGAGACTGATGATATTTTACCACCTCCAGATTTGATAGATAAATCACCATCAGAATCTAATACCAATTTAGCCTTAGATTTTATACCAAAGTCTTGTTTAGATTGTGCTGCGATACTATCATCAGATAAAATTGAAGTCTTACCCTTAGATTTTGTCATCAATTCGCCTCCAGACTGAATACCAACTTGCGTTTTACCACCCAATGCAAGAGCATCATCCGAAGAACCTATAGACATACCAAATTTAGATGCTATCATTTGTGCGCCTTTGGCAGTCTGAGAGATGTTTCCTTCCATCTTTTCTGTCCTATTCTGGCCCACAACATCAACATCGCCTCTGATTTTTTGATTAAAATTCTGTGCTGTTATATTAAAGTCTTTGCCTGCTGATAGATTGACATCTCCCTTGACTGTTACATTATAATCACCGTCAACTTTGAGACTAGCTGAACCTTCAACAACAATATCATATGCTCCTGTAATTTTGATTCGATTTTCACCAAATACGAAGTTATACTGTCCATTATGCGATACAAATTGAACGCTATTATCAGGCCTGAATTGAATCATTGAACCGCCACGATGTTGAAGAGTCACATGCTCTCCGCCCTTAGAGTCATCTAATGTGAAAACATGACCCGATCTAGTTTTTCTAGTGTAATGGTTACCATCTACACCAGATTCTTTTTCATCCCTAGCATCTTTAGGTCCTGTAATTGTTTTTGGTGTAACATCAGCAGGATCAGTAGATTTACTTGCCATAATTATTTCCTTTACATACCCAATAGTTTTGTAAGTGGATTTCCACCACCGGATAGAACTTTCCGAAGGTCTTTGATCTGATCGGGTTCACCCAAATTGCCGGCGGTCAATACAGAAATGCCTTGTGCCATAGCCTCTGGCGGCAATCTCTGGAGCATATTCATAATAGTACCTGAGGAAGATCCAAATAGATTTTTACCTTCTACAGCAGACATAGATGATGCTGCGCCACTCAATAGTGATGTGAAGGCTCCAATAGCTTTTGCAGCATCATCAGATGGACTTTGCCTGACATTACCTCTTGAGTCCATCGATGTTGATGAACTTCCAAAAGAATTATTGCTTGATTGAGTATGAGACACTTCAGATGTAACGAAATATAGATGATCTTTAATTGTATAATATGCTGGATCTGTCTCGCTCAAATTGTATATAAAATCAGATGGATCAAATAAATCCCTATTCTGTATAGATAATTCTAGAATTTTTTGATTTTTATTCCATACTAATACTGTACCAATTGATATAGATGTATTTGAAATATCTTGATATACAGTTTCGCCATTAATAAAGTCGCCACTACCAATATCCAAAGTCAAAATTAAATCTTCTTCGCCAAATCCATGCAATGATGTATTCGAATGTAACTCTTCGATACAGCTAAGTAAATCATCAATATCTTCACATTGGCTCAGTAATGTTACACAATTATTAGAAAATACTTCGGGTTGAACTCTGAAGCCGCCTGTAGAGCCTCCGGAAGGAGAAATCTCTCCTTCTTGTGATAATGCTGCTATGCTAGTCATAGCATTTAACATTTCAGGTGTCTTGTTTCGAGATATAGCCTGTCTAGTTTGTGGGTTTGACAGCATCGAAGATAATATGCCGCCCATAGACATTGCAATACCCGGAAGCTTTGATGCCATATCTCCGGTAAGAATACTATCAAAAGATTGAATTGCGGTTGCTATATTCTTCATTTGTGGTATACGAACGCCTGCAATCGTTGACATAGCACCATGTGGAGGTATACCATTATATAGATTAGCTATATGCGGACCTTTTTCTTCGATCTCGCGAACCTTTGTTTTACCTCTAGTAGTGTCTTTAAACTTTGGTGGTTGTTGTCGTGTTTGTTCTGGCGTATTAATCAGTGACATGATTCCTTGGAGTAGATCCATATTTCCAGGTGTACCTGAACTAGAATCGGCTGTAGCTCCATCAAATGTCTGCCCACCGATGACTCTGGGAGAACCATTGCCTTCATTGCTACACATAACAACTGTTCCAAGATCAGGGCTAGGAGTCGATACGCACTGATCAGCCACAGATTTTTCGCTTGGGCTTATAGGTAAATCTGCCGGATTTACATTTTGACCGTGTATACTAGGTATATAAAATACTCGACCTCCGGCATTTCTTTTATCGGGCCGTTCACTATCGCCTTTTACACACCTATCAACTACTATACCTGGATGTTGTCTTCCTACATTTCCTCCGTCCATATGCTATACTTGCCCTTCACCAACCGTTTGTGATACACAGTCGATAGTGATTGTTGAAAATCCACCAGCTTTAATATTATGCACGAGTGCTACAATTAGATAGTTGCCGGATCCATATCTCAGATATCGTTCATTACCAGAATTATTATTTAATAGCTCAATATTTATCATCTTACCCACATAATATATTGGATTCCAAGCGACTGTTAGTCTTAATGCGATCTTATCCTTTTCAAGCAAAGCCATTCTTGCTTGTCTTTTCAATAAGTATGTAGACACGAAATCGGGGCAGCTATATTCTGCTTTTTCAGATCCTTGATTAGATTGTGCAATCTTATATGCTCCACCACCAATACCACATCCTGTTGCTTGATTACCCAACAAACTGAATATACCTTTGGATGGATTAAATAGAGCTAATGAATTCATATCAGCACCATTACTACCAACACCATTTAGAATATCTGAAAGTAGATCGAAATCGCAAGGAAAGTAATAATTCATAATAGCATCAGGTTTAGTATAAGAAGATCCTGTCTCATTATATTTCAGACTTATGATGGGTGCTTGTTGTGTCATAGTTTTCAGCGATCTAAAATGATGTGTTCCTTGACCACTTTCTGCTTTTTCATATGTCATAAAGTGTAGAAATGATGGATCATTACCACCCGCAAGAGCAGCATTAGCTTGTTGAGATACTACACCAAAAGGATGTTTATTCTCTGCGACGAAATCTCTGGCTGGATCACAAGACTCAATATTGAGATTTTTAGCACCTGCACATGATCTTAAAACTTCATCTGTGATTGCACTGGGTGTAGTACATTTCCACATTTTACTGACAAGAGATGCTGCATCATTTAATAGTGTTTCATCACAGGCATGCAGAGTAAGTTCTTCGACTGTTCGATTGATTAACTTTCTATTATTTTGAGTATTAGGATTAGTTGATGATCTACCGCCAAGTCTATAAAGAGTCTGCACAATAGTTTTATCAAATGGAAGCTTATAATCTGCTAATGAAGGCTTTTTTATGTATATCGATAAAGGTAATCCCTTTACATCATCAAAATTCTTAATAGGTAAAAGATCAGTATAGCTTTCAAATCTTATAGAAGTCTGTAGCCCAGGTGTTAATATACTTTCGGCCAATATAATATTAGTCCAGCTTGTATCGCTAATGATATTATCGCCTGAACCTTCGATAGACACTTCACAACTAGTATAATTGTCAGCATCCGAAGTATCTGTTGCTACGTCATTGCCATAATCTGCCATATGATATAATGCCTCTATCTCATGAATTTGTTTGTTGTGAATTTTCTCAGATATGGTGTGATCGAGTTATTCGTTATATTATCAAATTCAAGCATGATTTGCTGATAATATTCCGGTTTGATTATTTTAATAGTGCGTTTCTTTTCGTTTTCTTGGTCTTCATAATCATACTTTGATACTGCTGATCTACTTATGACTTCTGTTACAGTATGACCGTTCATATTAATTGTTTCTACTGATTGCCCAGCAGGTAATCCTACATAATAATCATATGGTATATCCAATGCATTATTGGTTAATTTATCATAATTAACAATAATGCGCTGTTCGGTTACTGTTCCTGAAAGCGATTCTGTTCTTGTTATTATCTTTTCATAGTGATGGATGCCTGTCTGAGATGCAGCTATACTGCCATATTTGCTTATGATATAATTTTGAAAATTGCTATAATTTAATGGCCAATCATACTGAGGATCATAGATATCATTAGCATATAATATTATCCAATATGCTTCAGGATTATCATATACATATTCTGCTAGTATTTCAGGTGTTTCAGTGTCTTTAATAGAATATAGATAATATGCAGAAATATTATTCAATAACTCTTTTACAAATCCAAACCTGAATGTTATATCAGTTACTACATCATACTTTGACCTGTATAATGCTTTCTCTATATCATATGGTATTTTAGGAAATAAATCTAAAAATGTAGCCATTTATTTTAAAATCCTTGGGTGATTCGCGCTTTATGTAGAATTTCAACTTCTCTGAAGCCTAAGCTCAATCTAGTCTGGACAGGATGCCCGGTAGAGAACGCAGAATATGATCCTGTTGGTGCCATATCAACTTCTATTTTTTCTAGTACGCATGTATTAATTCTAGGTATATTAAGATTTTCTTTGCCGTCTTTATAGAAAGTAATGTCGAATTCTGCTGGAGGCACAAAAAAGTAGCTACTGGCGCTGATATCTGGAGATGAGTGAAATCGAAGAAGTCTGATTATATTTTGAATAGAGTTTGCTTCTCCTTCATTTACTGGAGACATCAAAATTTCAAATACGAAACCTCTTTGTCTTCTACCAGTAAATAGAATTTCAAGTCGAGGGTTCAAAGGATATCCAGCTATAGTCGATGCTTTAGATATACCTTTTCCCACATTATTTAGTACATTATAAAGTCCAACGCCTGCCGCGGCGTTGAAGGCGCCTAGGCCGCCGGCAACGGCACCCGCAAGACCCGAAATGCCGTAATGTGCAAGTGCTACGTTTTCAAAATCATTTTCTGATAAGTAAATCAGATTATTTTGAGGCATAGCAAGAACAACAGTGTCTTTTATTCTTTTTGTATGCCGATTACTAATTGCAATTCTATCGATAGGAGCCGTAGGCAAGCCCACACTATTTAAAGCGCTATTTACCCCCGTAGCAACTCTATCTATAATGTTGCCGGCGGTGGTTCCAGGAGTATACCTATTGCCCTCTGCTGCTCGTAATTGATCAACCTTTGACTTATCACTAAGAGGTGCAGTATTAAATCCTGCATAGGAGTTTCCTGCCGACTTATCACCTTCACCTGTTGGAACATTAATATTAATTGCCATATAATGGCCAAGATGACTAGCTCCTAGATTAGAAGGAAAAACGAAGTTGCTATACTCATATGTGCCTGGGTTCAGGTCAAATCCACCTGGCGTATTAGTATTGATTTGTGCAACAAATAAATCCCTTATTGGCATTTAATAACCTTCATGAAAGAGTGTATTATATATATTTATATGAAAACTTATAAAGGTAAATTCCGCCCGAAGAATCCAAAGAAATATCAAGGTGATCCCACAAACATAATTTACAGATCACTTTGGGAATTAAGGGTCATGAAGTCATTAGATGAGAATGCAAGCATACTTGAATGGAGCAGTGAAGAAATTGCTATTCCATACATTTCTCCAGTGGATTCTCGCTTTCACAGATACTTTCCAGACTTTAAAATAAGAGTTAAAAGATCCGATGGTACATTCAGGACTACTATTATTGAAGTGAAGCCTCATGCTCAGACTAAAGAACCTGTTGTCCAGTCTAAAAAGACAAGGCGCTATATAACTGAAGTCATGACATGGGGAGTCAATCAATCTAAATGGAAGGCTGCTATAGAATATTGTGCTGACCGAGACTGGGATTTCAAGATTATCACAGAATATGAACTGGGGATCAAATAATCATTCCATAATGAAAAACACTAAATATATATGAAGTTGTAGGTCGCGGATGGCAGTCCCACCTACACTAGCACAAAACAGGAGTACCAGCTATGAATATATATACACCCACATTAGAATACTATGTTTATGCTTATCTTCGCAAAGATGGCACGCCATATTATATCGGTAAAGGTAAAGATAAAAGGGCGTGGAGGAAACATGGACATACGGTTAAACCGCCTGTCGATATAACTAGAATTGTTATATGTGAATCAAAATTAACCAATTTGGGAGCACTGGCATTAGAGAGGAGACTCATTCGATGGTATGGAAGAAAAGATATAAATTCAGGCATATTAAGAAATAGAACAGATGGTGGTGACGGTATTACAAATTTGAGCGAAGATGCTAAAAATAAAATTCGAACAGTAGCATCTGCCGCGGCTCGCAAAAGAATAGGTAAATTAAATCCATTCTATGGTAAACACCACAGTGATGAAAATATTAATAATTCCCGAAAAAGGCAACTCGATAGACTCGAAAAGGGCATCCACAATTCACAAAAATTAGATATATTAGAAAAAATGTGGGTAAAAAACAAAGAACGAATGGATTTAGGAACTCATATTTTTAAAAATAGTGAATGGCACAGAAAGAATGTAATTAAACAATTGGAAGAGGGTAAGCATCCTTCACAAAAAAAGATATTGTGTAATTTTTGTGGCGGAATATATTCTATAGGTATGCACTCAAGGTGGCATGGACATAATTGTAAATTGTATATAAATACTAGTGACCCCTGAGGATAATTATGGCAAAATATACTAATTCGGAGCTTCAAGACTGGTTGAGCAAGAAGATCAGATCCGCATCAGAAATACGAAAAAAATTGTTAAATGATAATAAAAGAGGTGCTGATCACGCTATCATTGGTAAAATGTATTTTTTTAAATATGATCCAAAACATAAAAGAACATTGCCAATTTATGATATATATCCTTTAATGTTTCCTATTGAACTATATAGCGACTCGGTTCTTGGTTTGAACATTCATTACTTATCGGGTGGAGAAAGATCAGCCCTGATGGGTAAACTTCAAGAATTCAGAAGCAATAGGACTTATGACGAAAACACACGACTTAAAATGTCATATAGTCTATTAGCAAGCACAAAGAGCCTAGCATCCGAAATGCGGCCATGTATTAAAAGATATTTATTTACTCAAGTCAGGAGCAGATTTATTGAAATTATTGCGCCTGAATGGGATAAAGCTATTCAGTTACCTGTAGAAATGTTCGTAAGAAAAGGATAAGCATAAATGGCTTCGTTTTCGATAAATAATGCTCCTGAAACATTGGATATGGCAACAGTCCATTCGATTATGGATGATGCTGGCGGTCTTGCAAAATCTTGTAGATATGCTGTTGTTATAACTCCTCCAGGAAACATATTAAATAATGGACCATCAATATCAAATATACGAAATATTGGAAATCCAAACAGCGCATCGATTGCAACTAGTGATCTCACATATCTGTGCGAAGCTACTGAATTTCCGGGCAGAGGCTTTGAAAGTTTAGATATGAGATATTATGGCCCAAACTTTAAGATTCCGCAAAAGACAGCTTATGAAGACATTAATATGACTTTTTTGTGTAGAAATCAATCTCTTGAACGCGAATTCTTTGATGATTGGATGGAACTTATTAATCCGACAAGCACATATAATTTCAATTTTCGTGATGATTATTGCACGATCATAAGAATATATCATTTTTCTGATGTTGAAGATGGTATGTTTTCAGAGGTTCCGGAACCAACATATGCTTTTACACTATATAAAGCGTATCCTCTTCTTGTAAATTCGCAGCCAGTGACATGGACAGATGATAACTTTTTAAGATTGACTGTCAATTTCACATATACAGAATGGAGAAGAGAGGGCAAAGACGATACAGACGATAATAAGCTCGACAATCTTTTTCGCCCTGCAACCAATATGAACTAGTGATCTTATAAAAAGGATGAATATAATATGCCATTACCTAAATTAGATGTGCCCACATATACATTGAAAATTCCTTCTAATGAAAAAGAAATAACAATTCGACCATTCGTTGTTAAAGAAGAAAAGCTTTTACTAATAGCGGCCGAATCCAAAGATGAAAATGATATTATTGCAGCGACAAAGCAGATTATTAATAACTGTATTGTATCTGGTGAAGTGAATATAGACACATTGCCTTTCTTTGATGTCGATTATATCTTTATCGCATTAAGAGCTAAGTCTATTGGAGAATCAATTGAAGTTAAGTTTACATGTAATAATGTGACAGATGAAGGTATCGAATGTGATAGTAATTTTTCAGCTAATATCGATATTGCAAAATGTTCTGTTGTCAAGAATGACGATATTAAAAATGATATTATGTTATCGGGCGGTATAAGATTGAAGATGAAATATCCTAGTTATTCTGTCATGAAGTCGATTAATGCAGATGATATTAATATGGAAAAGAAAATCAAAATCATAGCAAGTTCTATCGATCAAGTCATCGAAAAGGACAAAGTATATACAAGCAAAGACTTTACACCAGATGAACTTAAGACGTTTGTTGAAGGGCTAACTCAAGAACAGTTTAAAAAATTAGAAGAGTATATTGATAATTTCCCAACATTTGTTGTTAATGCTGAAGCTACTTGTGCAAAGTGTGGGCATGAACATAGAATCAAATATGATAACTTCTCTAGTTTTTTTTTCTAATAATGGGATATGATAATCTATTTAATCATTTCAAGACCAATTTCGCATTGATGCAACATCATAAATACTCATTATATGATTTAGAAAACATGATACCATGGGAAAGATATATCTATATCGATCTTCTCAAGCAGTATATTAAAGAAGAAGAAGATAGAATAAAAGACCAAAAGGCAATGCAAAAAGCCCAACAAAATATAAGAAGAAGATAAATGGCATTTGATCCGAAGTCACTAACGATAGATTATAAGACGTTAATGGAGAGCACCTCTATTTCTGATAGAGTTGCTATGACTAAATCAAAACAAGGCAGGCAACTCCTATCATCATTAGATCCATCAGATATGGCCGGCATATTTCCTGATTATTATAAGAAGTCTAATCCTGATGTGTCTGGATTCGTTGAAGCAACCTCTAAGCGATATGGTAAAGGTAAAGATAAAACACCAGGAGCAGAATATTCAGAAGAAGCTAAAGGTGACAATAAAGGTGGAGCATCATATGATCCGGGTGCAAGAACTGGAACTTCCGGAAGCGGCGCAGGAAGAACATCGGGAAATTATACACCATCTATATTAGATAGATTAAAAGAAACTACAAAAGAAGATTTTACACCAACCTCATCTAAAGGTAAAGGAATAGATAGATCGCGATTTAGTGGTGATATGCAAAATGATGAAACGAGAATGCGTATGTATGCTCTTGCTATCTCCGAAGTAGGAGCCAATGCAGATCCTTCTTCTAAAATTTCAATTATGGAAACTATGTTCAATAGAACCGATGCACAAAAAAAATCCCTTTCTGGGATATTAGCAAGAAATGACGATCCTAAAAAGAATTATTATGCTCCTTATAACGATGGCGCATATGATAGAAATTTAAAACTTCTTAAAAGTAATCCAAAATTAGTAGAAGAAATGAATTCACATCTGAAAGAGGTTTTGAGTGGATCAAACGAAGCTAATTATGCCACTGATAACGCATCAGGTAGTGTGGCTGCTAATGCTATGTATACTCAATCTTTTCAAGGAAAAACAGGAAGCGGCGAATCTCTTTTTATTAAAGATAAAGACGATCCTGCATCGATTAAACAACATGGTGCAGCGGTTGTTAAAAATAATAAAGAATTTAGAGCGCGATCTGAGGCACAAGTAGCTGAATATGCGAGAAAAAAACAGCAAAATATAGAAGTTGCTGAAGATCCTAAAGCTAATAAAGTTTTGCCTGAAAATATACATAAAGACATTAAAGATTATTATAATTCAAAAAATTTGTCGCAAGCACAAAGAGATGAATTTGCAATAAGATTAAATAAATCAATCGCTAATAGATTCAACGGAGATATAGATAAATTAAATTCAGATTTCGCGAAAAATCAAAAAGCAGATGTTCCAGGAAAAGGTTATGTGAATATTAATCCTGATAGAATAATAGCTGATGTAATGCAGGGTAAAATTTCTCCAGAAGATTCTATGGTTGCAACAGCAATGTCTATGAAAGGCATTGATGAAAAAAAGCAGCGTAACGAATTGATGGAATTTTTTAAGAGTAATAAGACTTCATCAGTTGATCCTTCAATTGACCCATGGTGTGCATCTTTCGTAAATTCATCTTTGGCTAATGTTGGTATTAAAGGAACGGGATCAGCGGCAGCAGGATCATTTCATACTTGGGGAGACACAGTATCAGACCGAGAAAATCCTAAACCAGAAAATATTAAAAAGGGAGATGTATTCGTTAATTATAGCGTGTCTCCAGCTACTGGAATGACGGGTAGTCATACGGGTATTACAACTGGTCCAGCATTTCAAGGAAAAGATGGTCAATGGTATGTAAAAACAATTTCCGGAAATCTTAAAGATAGTGTTGGTGAAGAGACTGTTCGAGTTAATTCGAATCGATTTGGAAGAGCACCTTTAACGGATAAATATTATAATCCAGATGTATTAAAAACTGTGCAAGCAGCTAAAACAAAAGAAATTGCTCCTGAAAAACCGATAATACAATCAGACTCAAATGCACAAACGGCACCAGCATCAAATGCACAAACGGCACCAGCATCAAATGCACAAACGGCACCAGC